GTCAGCTTGTACTGGTAAGGATGTCTGGTTTGTGTCTTACGACCCGCGTATGGGTCAGGGCAAGGATTTATTTATTAAAAAATATAGTCCTACCCCAGAGGAGTTGGCAGAAGTTGAGGCAGCTGCCGAGAAGTTCTTAGCAGAGTGCGATGCACTATTTGAGTTTTTTAATAATGAATCAAATTATTTTGATAAAGGGAGTTTTTAATGTTAATGATCGGATTAGCCCGCCTGGGCAATGACCCAGAAGTACGCTTTACACCAGATGGCAAAGCAGTTATGGATTTGTCCTTGGCGTTTTCATATGGCCGTAAGGTTGATGGTAAGCAGCCGACCCAATGGGTCAACGGGACCATGTGGGGGGATAGGTGCGAAAAATTAAGACCGTACTTAACCAAAGGCCAACTATTGTTTGTCAGCATGACCGAGCCCCATGTAGAAACATATAAGCGCCATGATGGCACCGAGGGCGTTACTTTAAGGGCTAGGGTGGGCGAATTAGAGTTTACTGGGTCTAAACCTGATTCTCAAGCGCAAACGCCCCAAAACGCCGGAAAATACCCTTCTCGGTCCTATGCGGGTGACATCAACGATGACACGCCATTCTAAGGGGGAGACCATGAAAATGATCATAGCCGGGGTTTGTTTACTGTTTTTAAGTGGCTGCGGGATTATGCCCGATAAACAGGCCATGCCAGAGCAGCAACTTATTGTGGACGATAAGGTCCACTCAATGACTAGACTTGAGGTGGTTAGCGCTATTCAGGACTGCCAGGTTGCTAAAACCAGGGCGGTGGTGATTTACGCTAAACGCAAGGTTGGTGGCATGACCCGCGACATTGTGGTGGATGTCTCATGCGCCCCGCTTTACTAATAGTTGGGGCAGTTTTGTTAGGTTTGTGGCATATGGAGGCCGTTCACAATGCGTACCGTGAGGGGTTTACAGATGCCATGACCTACGAAAAAAAGAGCCCCACCAAAGAGGCAGGGCAAGAGGGTTTAAAGGAAACAAACGAAATCAATATTTAGTGTATCACGCGTATGGACGAGTACCGCTGCGATCAATAATCAATGCCTGTTGTCTAGGTTTATCCTCTGGGTTATTAGGAATTGAGATATGGGTCCAGCGGTCAAACTCGCGAATGATCTGGTCGTAACCAAGACCCGCAGCCATAATAATTTTTACTACCTCATCTGGGGTCATGCCTGGGACACGGATGTCTGCAGCGCAACCAACTCTGTGCTGGCTGGTGTCTTTAGAACCAACCGCGTCATTGACCTGTTTGCAACGAAATGCCGAATTAATCATTACGGGCTTACCGCCTAAGACGGTTTTGACCTGCTCTAAAAATTTAGCCAAGCGGTTTAGGTTGGCCAATTCATCGGGATTTGGCGTGTTATCAAACTGCCTATGGTCGGTAATGGTTAGTTCTTCAAGGGTAAAGTGTTGCGTAAGTGGAGTAATCATTTTTTAAGCAGTCCTTTCATTTCTTCGGTCTTGCTCTTGCTGCCTTGGCTTGAGCCAAAGTAAAACGATAAGACTTGGCCCGCAGCTGAGGTTATAAATCCAAGAGCAAAAATAACCAGTTGTTGTTGGTTGTCTGGGGTATCAACAAACATCAATATCCCAATTAAGAAAAACGCCAATCCTACGACACCAAGGGCTAAGACGGGTACGACCAGCTTATCTAGCTTAGTTGCGTGTTCAGATGTCGCTACCGCGGCATAAGCCTGGCGGGCAGAATCTCGGTCTTGGACTTCTAGCTTGGCATATTCCAAATCTAGTTCTTTTAGTTTTAAGGTCATTTCAGGATTGCCGGTAAGCGCCTGGGTGACCCCTTCAACGGTAGCGTCATCAATCCCTAGTTTGCTTGCAATCCAACCTACGGCAGCGCCACCAGCTGGGCCAGCAACGGCAGTAGCTAATACGGGCGCAACCCCTTTAAGTATTCCTAATAACGCATCCATGAATTAATCCCCATACAAATAAACAAAATTGCTGCCATCCAAGTAGCTACGAGTAGGTCATATCGATTCATTTTTTAGACCTTTCTTCCAGTAACTTGACCCGCACATGGAGGTCATGGAGATACAGGCCACCAAAATTGGTATTACCGCCTTTAAGACATCTTGCATATTCATTTTTTAGACCCCCATACCATGTAATAAGCAATCCACGCTGCCACTAAAAAACACCAAAACTGTACCCATTTAACCTTTGCCAACTCCGCATCAAAATATTTCTTATCTTCTTTTTCTAGCTTTTCAATCTCGGCCTTAATGTCAATTAACTTCTGCCATTCTTTAGTGCCGTACTTCTTTATAAAATCTATGCGCAGCTGGTACTCCTCATCGGAAATCTTCTTGCGGTGTTTGTACTCCTCAAGGGCTTTAAATATTGCCCGCTCTTTCCTTAACTCCGCTTCCCTGCGTTCCTGTATTCTTGCGTTTGCTTGTTGCTTTGCAACATCTACTGCTTCCTTCTGTACTTCCTCAATATTCTTGCCAATTTCTCTACCGGCTTCTCTACCGGTTTTCATCCCTTCGCTGATACCCTTGGCACCAGCGGATAGCCCCAGTTCGTCTGACATATATCATCATTTTTTTAATTTTTGCCATATGTCCGATACCGGCATTGAGTTGATTTCTTTCCATCCAATAAAGGTGCAAGCAAACATAATAAATAGAAAAAAAGCAAACAATACCGTAAATATAAGCACCGCAAAAATAGCTACAAATAAAGCAAAAATATTTAATATGGTGGTTAACATTTAGTTGGCCATTAGCATAATTGTTAATATAAATAACAGGATTGCAGCGTAAATTCGCTTTGCCCAATACTGTTTATTAAGTAAACGCGGGTCGTGAATTAGGTAACTCTGCAACTCCAACATATCCTCATCGCGTTCAATGTACTTTGGTTTAAGTGGATTAAGGTCGTATTTACAACCAATCTTAATTTTGCCATTGTTATATGGCACATCCATTACTTGTCTGCCTTATCGTTTAATCGGTCAAAAAACGAGGCCATAATGCTTTCTAACTTGTCAAATCGTGCTGCCATCTCAATCCGCACCTCTTTTAAATCATCCTTGCGCACATAAAGTTCTGGCAGACCTTTTTCAATCTGGTGGATGTCTCTGCGCAACTCTTTAACAGAGTCCCAAAGTTCTCTAGCAAACCAGCCAATTGATGCAATAACACATCCAAGGCCAATATTGATGATAGTTTGCCATTCCATATTAGGTTTTCATTATGTAGCAAAGAGCATAGTATGGAGGTAAGTTAGCGTTAGTTCCGCTTACACCAGCATTAGCATTAGTAGTAGCTACAGTAATTCCAGTTGTATTGCTATTTGTAGTGGCAGTTCCTTGACTTACATCCGCAAAACTTGCTCTAAATTGATTTCTTGGGGTACTTGAATCTTGAAAGAAAATTGGTGCTGTATGGGTATGACCAGGATCAGTAACAACTGAGGTTGCAGCATGAGTATGGGTAACAACTACAGCATCTGCAGAGCCGCCAGTTGCGTTTACTGCATAAGATGAGCCAGCGCCAATTACAAATCGGTCTCGCAAGTCTGGCGTACCATTCGATCCATTACATAAAACATACCCGGCTGGTATTGATCCAATTGATCCTGACCACAAGAAAATACCGCCAGATGGTATTGGGGTTGCAGCTGGTGGAGTTGCGCCAACAATTCCATACAAATTGTCATATGTCTGTATGGTTACATCGGCAGAAGTTTTTAAAACAAACTTATAGAAAAATCCCTCTGTTAACCAAATAGTAGAGGGTGGACGGCCATCCGTTCCCAAAATAATGGGGTTTGTATTGGCAATTAGCCCGCTAGAATCTGTATAAGTGGTAAGCGGAGTAGTTGATCCAGCCTGATAAGTAAAAATCTTACCGGCGTTTAAAGGCAGGCCATCATTGTTAAAAAACTGAAAACCATTGCCTATAGGGGATAGATTGACTGCCATAATTATTGTCCTTTACCAACATCTTTGAGGGGAACCATTTTTTTCTGAGCGCGTTTTAATGCAGATTTTTCTGCCATTGCCACACCCTTCTTTGCGCCATACATACCGCCAACAGTCGCTCCAACTCCAGCGCCTGGCACACCGCCAAAAGCACCTCCAACCGCTCCGCCTACTGAGGTTCCTAAAGTTCCCAATAATGGTGCCGCGCCCAATCGAATTAAATTGTGAGCCTGTATTGCTGCGCCAGGGTAGGACGCGTCATATTTGACCAAATGGCCAGCATCATGCAAGTCTTTAACCATCTGGGCCAATTCTTTATCTTCCATCAATACGCCAAGTTTGCGATTGTTGTCATTTAAGTATTTTGTAATATTGCCGGCATTCCATTGACCCTTGTTTTTAGAGCC